ACAGTACTCAACGAAGTGCTTATAGAGGATAAATCAGTAAGAGCTGATATAGAAACTGGATATCAGATACTAGCAAAGAATCCTAATTTCTATATAGAATCAACCAATCCTTCTAATGGTGACTTTTATTTAAATAATGATGAGAACAATGGAAGAGTAACAGTTGTATTTAGTTCTCGTCCAGCATCAAACTTTTTGACATTAAAGTACTTTAAAGCTCAACGTAAGAAAATCCAAAAGACTCCCTCAAGATGGGAAAATGTATCATCAGAAGTCTCCATGCACTCATGGAAGCCAGATGTATACATTGACTTCCCGTCAGACGATGCTACTCCGGTTTACTATGTTGATGGAAAAAATTACTTTGAATCAGGCTATAAATACAGAGTAATCGTATCGGCTGAGGTGGGCCTGTAATGGCAAATGCACTATACACAAAGGGTAAAGAAGGCTTATTGGAGGGTGTATTCGATCTAACTGACAACAATTTAAAAATTGCATTAGTAAAAAATACTTATACAGTAAATTTAAGTACACATGAATTCTTGTCAAGCATTAGTGAAGATTCAGTCGCAGCAACTACTAGTTTGTTAAGCGGAAAAACAACAGCTTCTGGTATTTTTGACGCTGATAATATTACAGTGGAAAATTATGGAAATAGCGGTTTTGCCTACCTGGTTTTATACAAGGATACTGGAGTTAGAGCTACGTCAAGACTTTTAGCCTATATAGATACAGCTACTGGGCTTCCAATATCAGCTACCACTGATCCTATTTCAGTAACGATTAATTGGAGTAACGACCAATATAAAATTTTTTCATTGTAAAGGAAAATAATGAGCACCCAGTATCCCGCAGCGTTGGACGTGTTGATCAATCCGACATCGTCTGACCCACTCAATTCAGCAACAGTACCCCACCATCAACAACACGCTAACGCAAATGACGCCATTGAAGCCATACAAACGGTTATTGGATTAAATCCAGCAGGCAGTCATTTAACAGTAAAAGATAGAATAATATCTGCAGAAACTGCAATTACTACTCAATCAGTTTTAAATGGATTGACTGACGTTACTATTACCACAGTGAACTCAGGTAATATTTTGCGTTACAACGGTTCAGCTTGGGTGAACCACCCCGAAGAAAATCTTACCGATGGAGGAAATTTTTAATCATGTCTAATACAATCAGAATTAAAAGAAGAGCGGTTGGAGGAATATCTGGAGCTCCAGGATCTTTAGAAAACGCAGAATTAGCTTTTACAGAAGTAGACGACGTACTCTATTATGGAAAAGGAACCTCAGGAGCTGGAGGAACAGGTACTCCCATAGCTATTGCTGGCCCTGGCGCATTTACTACATTAACTAGTACTCAAACTATTTCTGGAAATAAAACATTTTCTGGAACAGTAGCCTTAGGATCTTCTGCAACTGCAACAACACAAACAGCAGGAGATAATAGCACAAAAGTCGCAACAACCGGTTATGTAGATTCTGCCGTAACTGCTGCTACATATAACTTTACTTTAGCAGGCGATTCTGGAACATCACAGACAATTGACGACGCGGAGACTGTAACCATATCAGGTGGAACTGGGCTTTCATCAATAGCATCATCTACAAATACCATAACCCTACATCTTGACAATACAACAGTTACTGCTGGTTCATATGGTTCAGCTAGTGCAATCCCAACCTTTACGGTTGATGCTCAAGGTCGTTTGACCGCAGCAGGAACAGCTTCTATTTCTACTTCATTTACAGTAGATGCAGACAACGGTGACAATTTAACAATTTCTGGTGGAGATACCTTCACTATAGTTGGTGGCATAGGCTTAACATCGGTTGCCTCCGCAACTGACAGACTTACTTTAGATCTTGACAACACTGCAGTAACAGCTGGCTCATACGGCGGTGCTGCATCAGTCGGTAGCTTCACGGTTGACGCTCAGGGTCGTTTAACTGCAGCAAGTTCGACAACTATAGAAATTGCGCTTGGAACTAATACCAGTGGAAACTATGTGGCAACAATAACTGGTGGAACTGGCGTTACTTCTTCTGCAGCAACAACAGGTGAGGGAACAACTCACACATTATCTATTGGTCAAGATGTAGCAACCTCTGCAAGTGTAACATTTGCAGGGCTTACACTCAATAGTGGAAGCATGGTTTTTGAAGGTGCAACTGCAAATGACTTTGAAACAACTCTTGCAGTCACAGATCCAACTGCAGACCGCACTATCACTCTGCCAGATGCAACAGGTACGGTTGCACTTACTAATAATAAGCTTTCGGATTTTGCAGCAACTTCCTCAGCAGAACTTGCTGGAATTATATCGGATGAAACTGGTACTGGAGCACTTGTATTTGCTAACACGCCAACGCTTGTAACGCCAAACATCGGTGCTGCCACCGGTACCTCCCTTGTCCTTTCCGGCGACTTAACAGTCAATGGTACAACAACTACAATCAATTCAACTACCGTAACTGTTGACGATAAGAATCTTGAACTTGGCTCAAGCGCTTCTCCGACAGACGCAGGTGCCGATGGTGGTGGCATCACTCTTAAGGGTGATACAGACAAGACTTTTAACTGGGTTGATGCAACTGACGCATGGACGTCTTCAGAAAATCTTAATCTTCTGACGGGCAAGTCATTTTTAATTGCTGGAACGTCTGTACTTTCTGGCTCAACTCTTGGCTCAGGAGTAACTGCCTCAAGCCTTACTTCAGTTGGAATAATTGCAACTGGCACTTGGAATGGCACAACCATAGCAATAGCTAATGGTGGAACTGGAGCTACAGATGCTGGAGCAGCTAGAACTGCTCTTGGCCTAGCTATTGGCACTGATGTTCAGGCATACAACGCTACACTCGCTGCGGTGGCTGGTGGAACCTATTCTGGCGATGACAGTATTACGACTGTAGGAACTATCGCAGTTGGTACCTGGAATGGTACAGTAATCGGTTCAACTTATGGTGGAACTGGAGTAAATAATGGAGCTAGTACCATTACTCTTGGTGGCAACCTTGTTACATCTGGAGCTAATGCAATAACTTTCACCTCGACTGGAACAACAGGCGTAACTCTTCCAACATCTGGAACTCTTGCCACTTTAGCTGGATTTGAAAGTCTTACAAATAAGACAATTGATTCGTCCAATATAGGCGCAACAACTAAAGGCACAGGAGCTTTCACTACCTTAACCTCAAACGGTGCTACAACATTTACTGCAGCAACAGCGTCATCATCTTACACAACTGGTACTTTAGTTGTGACTGGTGGAATCGGAGTCTCAGGCGCATTGTACGGAAATGGCAGTACATTAAGTGGTTTCTCCATTGATTGTGGAACATTCTAATAAAAGGATTTAGATGCTCTACAATGGAGATATAGCCTATAACCAAGCTCATTTCAATTATAGTGGTGTATATGTAGTTTCTCCTGAGTCTTTTGGAATAACTACTAATTTTGGTGGCCTAAAAGTATTAGGCGTTATCGTCATATCACCACCGTCTGTAAATAGCACATTAGTTTTTGTTGATAGTCATTCTGTTCTTACCCCAAGTGGAATATTAGAAAATACAGAAACTTCATCCTCAATGACATTCGCCATGTTTGACGGTTACGGGTCTTCGGAGATAGATATAATAAACGCAGACGCCTTTGCTATCTCAAGTCTGGATAGCGAAGAAATATATAGCTCTGGCTATATAGCAATATCAATAGATAAGAATGAAGCTTATGCTATTTCCAGTGCAGAAAGTATTATTCTAGAGGACAATTCAGCTGGAACAATTAACGTTACTATTATATCTAACGCATAAACCAAGAGGTAAAAAATGTCAACAGATAGAGTTGTAGTCAGTGACACAGTTAGAATAACTGTAAAATTTAAAGATATTGACGCCAATGGAAATGAAGTAGCATTATCTCCTGTAGCCAATCCACAAGTAATAATAAAAAACTCTTCCAATGCGACTGTCGTTACAGATACTTCTAGTCAAATATCTAGTTCAATATTTTACTTTGATTACACTCCAACTATAGCTGATACATATACAGTTAAGTTTACTGGCATATTAGCTAATTCTAATACTGTAGTTATAGAACAAAGATTATACGTTAGTTCCACAGTAGAAGAATATCAGCCAACAGTAACTCTCAAAAATGATGAGACTATTACTTTTGCCCCAGATGTGGCACCTCTTTACATCGACCCTGAGCAATTACTCTCTTATTTCCCTGACGCAACGATGTTAGAAATAGGCGAAATTGCCCACAACTTCTCTAATGAGGTTAAAGGCATCTATAGTCTCATAGAGACCGACGACGGTAGTGATCTGTCATTTATTGTATATGAATACATTAAAGCTGCTACAGCGTGTGAGCTAAGTAGAACATACGGTTATGGCAGTGATGATGAAATATCTATAAGCCTTGGGGATTTTAGCCTCACAAATAAGTCTATACCAAGGAATAAAGTTACAAGAGACAATGCCACGACATGGTGCCAAATTGCCACAGCTCTTAGAAAAGAAATGTTATCAAATAGAGTTAGTCCAATGGGATTCCAGATGAAAGGCTTACCAAGTGCTGGTCCGTTTTATTCTGGTGGACAAATTGCCCATCTTACTGATAGAGATTTATATGGTGTAGTAAGAACTGTCCCAGCGAGTCATGACCCTATGCCCAATAGAGGTTTGAGAAGCCGTGATTGATGTCAAGAAAACTTTCAAAAAGATTCTTAGAGAATGGGGACATAACGTTCATATTCAAAGAATACTTGCAAATGGAAATCATTATAATCAATTCGAGTTAGTCACAACTAGGCAGGTTGGCCAATCGGGGGCCGTGAATTCTAATTCAACACAAGAATATGATGAAGGTCTTTTGACAAAATATGATGCAGTATATTATTTTGAAGACATCGTTTACCCTAAAGAGGGTGATAGAATATATGAGAATTATTCCGCCAAAGCAACAAAAAACTATACAATGTTCAAGATTGATGCTATCACTGCAGTAAGAGGCAGACATGGTAA